TTAAATTATTTCCTTATGAAAAATGGGATGAAGTTATTGAAATCTTAAATGAGTATGAAGTTATTCGTGATGACGGTAATTTAATTATTTTACAAAGACTTGAACAAGTTTTTCTGGATCTAGGTTTAGAAGTTCCAGAAATTGAAGAAATTAAAGGATATAAAATTCATTTTTAAATTACTTAGATAGAATATTAGTTAAGTAAATCTCTGAATTTTCCAACTAACGTCATTCCAAGTATTATAGGATCAGTTCTCGATTCTAATTTTTCCCTTAGTTCTGAAATAACATAATTGCATTTAAAAAGCGAATCAATATTCTTTTTTTCTTTTAAAGACCAATCAATAAAATTCCTACCAAGTACATTGAATAATTGATCCATATTATCTGGACCATAAGCAGACATTATAAAATGATATATTTTCTCATAATCAGCAGATTTATCATATATTATATCATAAGTATCCATGATTAGTTTGTTGCTTATTATAGTCGATGATGAACTTATATCTCCGGTATCTTTAATATTTTGTAATTGTACAATGATTGATCTTAAATCTGGAAATTGTTTATTGATTATATTAATAAGTGTTTCTTTTTTTATATCAATTTTTTCTGATTCTGCAATTTGCATAACCTTTTTATAAATTCCAGTTTTTATAAACTTTTCTTCATCTTTATTTAGTACATCAAAATTTATTGAAGTAAATCTGGATTTTATTCCATCAGATATTTTATTATAGTGATTTGTTGTAAGTATGAATCTCACATTATTATGATATCTTTCTATAAAAGCTTTCATAGCATCTTGATATTGGATTGATACTCTATCAAATTCATCGAGAAATACATATTTTATAGGATCTTCTGTTTCAAACATTGGAACAGTTTTGCAGAATCTTTCAATTTCATTTCTAAGAATATCAATTGAGGTATAAAGTGATGAGTTTATCTCTAAGAAAGCTTTTTCTCCTGAATATTTTCCTATTAGAACTCTAGCAAGTGACGTTTTGCCAGTTCCATAATTTCCATAAAATATAAAATTTTTGGTTATTCCATTTTTAAAATGATTCGTTATTCTTTCTGGAAGAATAAGGTCTTCAATTTTAGAAGGCCTCCATTTTTCCCAAAGTAAAAGATTATTAATTGACATATAGAGATAATTTTATTTAATATATAGTTATAAGAAAATTTTTTAGATTGTTTATGCCAAGAATAGGAGAAGAGTTCAATTATAGTGATGTATATTTCAGAGACCTAACCATGTGCCTTCTTGATACATTAGAAGGAAGAGTAAAATGGACAAATAATTTCACATCAGGTGATGTTGAAGTAAATGTTCCTTTTTATTATTCACTTACTGGATCAGATAGATTCTTATTGGATAGTTTTTCAGATGATATAGTCTCAAATAATAGATTTGTTGAGCTGAATACTGATATTATACCGAGAGGACATATAACACTTACAAATTGGCAAATAAGATCTGATGAATTCAGAAATCCTAATATTTGGCTTAGAAATGTAGTTGAGGATAATCAAGAAGTAAAAAGAGTATTGAATAAGGTAAGAGCGATTCCAATCACTGCGACATATGATCTTACTATTCTTTTAAAAACAGAGATAGATGTTTTTAAATGCTCACAGGCTATAATGAACACACTTTGGCTTTATAAATTCATGTATTTTGAACACAATTATATGCACATAGATGCGGTTATGACACAACCAGATACAAATGCTATTGAGATTGTTCGTGAGCAGAATTTAACAAGTGAAACTACAATAAAACTAACTGCATCAATCGAAGTTCAAAGTTATTATCCGGCATTTGTTAGAGACCAAGAAATTAGACCATTTAGAACAAGATGGTTCAACAATATAGTTGCGATGAGAAGTGGTTCTGCAAGACCTGGAAATCCAAATGCAAATGATCAAAATCTATCAAATAATGGATAAACCAAAATTGAAAAAAATGACTTTTTTTACATAATATATAGTAATAAGAAAAAATAAAATTTTAATATGAAGAATCTAAAACTCGAACTTTTTAACTTTAAGAAATCCCTATCATTTGATCAAGAGGATGTTTCTTATGTAATTGAAGGACACTTAAATAACTTTGTGGAATTCGGAGAGAAACAAATGATACACTCTTTGAACGAAAGGCTAAGGCCATATACTTATGATAAGAGTGTTAAAAAATTCCTTGAATCTTTGAATTCAGATCTTGCTCAGTATGAGCTTGTTTATGAGCTTAAGTCACTTTATAATATCCTAAATACAAAGAATCAAGGTGAATTGCTAAGACAACCAATAAACGTACTATTACAGACTATCAATTTAGAAACAGATCAAGATAGAATGTCTAAGATTCTTAATGAATTGGCCATTTACGACTGGGTTCCTGAGATAAAACTTTTTGTACACAATCTTACAAAGTCTCCAGAGAAAAGAACTAATCTTTTAAGTGGTGGTAAAGGAGAATCTGTTTATACAATTGTAGAACAGGTTGAAGAAGGACATCTTGCTTTCATAAAGGATTCTTGGTTCCTTTTATCAGAAAGTGCAATTGAAAAAACTCTTTTAGAGAACCATGTAAAGGATGAGAATAAGTTGAGAACACTTAGAAACCTACAAACTGCTCTTCAGTTCTGCAATGTTTCTGAAAGTAGAGTTGATTTTAGGATATCTGAATATCTTACCGTTGGTATCGGTGTTCAGAAAAAGGCAATTTTTATCAATGATGATGAGTTGAATGGTGAATCTACTTTAGAGAGTATATTCTCATCTCCAATTGTTCCTATCGTAAATAAGAATTTTTATCCACTTATACAAGAGGTTGCTAATAATATAGACTCATTTGTAGAATTGGATATTGTTAAAAGAGTGACAAATCTTATTAATCCTACATTAGAAGTATTTGCTTTCAATTTTAAGAACAATATGCACGTTTATAGATGTGATGAGAGATATGGATATTCTCTTTTTGCGTATTCTTCAGCCGTTGAGTTAGTAAATGAAGTTAGAAATGAGTTGAATTTTGATTTAACGTATTTTTACGAAAATAGACTAAGTAATGAATTAATATCAAAAAGAAAGTTAGAAGATAAAGAAAGACAAATCGAGTTGAAACTCGAAGATGTTACTTTTAATATATCAAAAGTAAAAGCATCTATTCAGATGTTGGGAGAAAGCAAGGTTCTTAAAGAAGCTCTTTCAAACTTAGAAAAAAGAAATGATAATCTAAGTACTGAATTACAAGCTGTTAAAGAACTTCAATATAACGAAAGGATTAGAAAATAATTATTAATAGATTTAAAAAAGGTGGGAATTATATAATTATAATTCCCACCTTTTTTTTTAAACTTTTTTTACTATTAAATGTATAACATGAAACCAAATAAAAAATAATTTACATGAATGTACTTAAACAACAAGGATTTATACTATGAGATAATTGTCTCAAAGGCTCAAGGAAAACTCACAAGAAAGGCCGAAAGGATGCTAGAGATTTTAGGCAAAGAAACAATAAAAAAAATGAGGTATTGGAGCAATGATGATAGAAATGATTGTTTACAAGGTGGATTACTTGATATGTATGCAAACTGGTATAATTTCAATGAAGAAAAAAGTGTGAATCCATTCGCTTATTTCACTGAGATATTCAAAAGAGGTATCGCAAAAGCATTCAATGAGATTTATAAGAAAAAAGGAGATCCAGAATCTTCTATAAGATTGGTCTCATTAGAAGGATCTAACGGTGGATTGGGACTACACTCACTTTAAACCCCAAGCTTTTTAAGTGTAGATTCTGTGATTACTATGAACTCCCAACCCTTCTTGTCACAAAATTTTATCATGGTCTCCCACTTCTTTAGGTTTTTTTGAGCCATCTTCAATTTATATTCTAGATTTTTTAACCTTTTGATAGTTGGATTATCTGGTACTTCAAATTTCTTTTCTTGTAAAAGAATTACATCTTTATATTCTGATTCTGGTTTAACCTCAACTATTATTTTTCTTATAACATTATTTGATTCGAGCTCATAATAAAAGTCTGAGTAATAGGTATGATTTTTAAGATTTATATCACCATTACTCTCATAGTGAGTTAGTTGATAAGGTATTGATATACATTCAGCGCCCCATCTTTTAACTTTATCGGAGTTATCAAGGAATATCATCATTCGATATTCAAGCGAACTTCTATAATAGATTCCTCCTTCATTATTAAATTTAATAACCTTTTCTCTATTTTTTGGAATATAGTTTCCTTGGTGATAATTTTTATTGTTCGGTTTTGAGTTTATCATTATTTATATATATAAACATGAGATTGTTCAGATATAAAAACTTTATTAAAGAATCAAAAGAGGACATAGATTCTATATGTAAAAAATTTCGTATAGAAAATTATACCATTAATGAAGACTCAGTTGATGTTGATGGAAATGTTTATTTATATGGAAAAGGATTAACTAAACTTCCCTTGAAATTTGGAAAGGTAAGTGGTAATTTTTCTTGTCATGGTAATAAATTAAAGAGTTTATCAGGCGCTCCCCTTTCAGTTGGTGGTTATTTTTCTTGTCATTCTAATCAATTAAAGAGTTTATCAGGCGCTCCCCTTTCAGTTGGTGGCGATTTTTATTGTAGTGATAATAAATTAAAGAGTTTAGAGGGATCTCCCCTTTCAGTTGGTGGTAATTTTAATTGTAGTTCTAATCAATTAAAGAGTTTATCAGGCGCTCCCCTTTCAGTTGGTGGTTATTTTTCTTGTCGTGGTAATCAATTAAAGAGTTTAGAAGGAATTTCTGGAAGGATTTCCGGTGGAATTTATTGCACTGATAATCAACTAAGAGATGTTAAAGGAGTTAAAGATGGTTGGTTAGGAGAATTTAGTGTATATGGAAATCCAGTTCATGAAATATTTAAATTATTTCCTAGAGACAACTGGGATGAAGTTATTGAAATCTTAAATGAGTATGAAGTTATTCGTGATGACGGTAATTTAATTATTTTACAAAGACTTGAACAAGTTTTTTTGGATCTAGGTCTAAAAGTTCCAGAAATTGAAGAAATTAAAGGATATAAAATTCATTTTTAATATATAAAGAAAAATAAAATAAAAAATGAGACATATAAGACCATTTAAAGAAAATAAAACCGATATGATTGAAAGAAAAGATCCAGAGAGTTATAGAAAAGAGATAGTTCAAAAAGTAATAGATGCACTAGTTAAAGATCAGAACAATCACCCTGGTTATCAATCATTTAGAGAAGAGTTGGAAGATTTCTTAAGCACTTTCCCAAAAGAATAAAAGAGAAGGGAGGATTTTTTATATATATACTTAAATTTTTGATGTTTTCATGAAAAAATGTAGTAAATGTAGTATTATAAAATCTTTAGATTTATTCAATAATGATAAATCCTCTAAAGATGGTTTCAGATCAAACTGCAAAGATTGTAGAAAGAATCAAAATAAACTATGGTATTCTAAAAATATCGATAAGATAAAATTAGAAAAAGTTAAATACTATGAATTGAATAGAGATCTGATTTTAGAAAAAAGTTCTATAAGATATGAAGAAAATAGAGATCAAAAGTTAGATTATCAAAAAGAATATCAAAATAAGAATAAAGAAAAAAGAAATCAATATTTATCAAGAAGACGCAAAAATGATGTGATGTTCAGATTAACTACAAATATTAGAAATTTAATTAATAATTCTTTTTATGAATCAGGATATTCTAAAAAAACAAGAACTGAAGAAATAATAGGTTGTTCATTTAATGAGATGAGATTCTATCTGGAATCTAGATTTGAGGATTGGATGGATTGGGAAAATAGAGGAATATACACAGGTGAATTCAATTCTGGATGGGATATAGATCATATAATCCCGATATCTTCCGCTAAAAGTGAACAAGAAATAATCAATCTCAACCACTATACAAATTTACAACCACTCTGTAGTAAAATAAATAGAGATATTAAAAAAAATAAAATAGAATATGGCATCATATAATCCATCAAATAATAGCAATCAATTCCAATATACCATGAACTCCGCTGTTGAGAACAGAGGACTATTTTCTAGGATACTCAGAAACCTCTCATCTTGGGGAATGAACTACGATGATATGGTAGCTAGAAATCAAGTGGGTGTTGGAATAAACGAAGATCCTTATTCGCAACAAGGAAATTCAATGTATGATTTCTTTTCAAGACGAGCAGTTGCATCAGTTTTAAATAAGAAGTCAATACCTTATCTTGATAGATCTTATTCAGATAAAAGAAGAATTTTAAGAGAGTATTCGATAAAGGATGAGATAAGGGATTTTATATCAAGTGTTTGTGATGAAGCAATAATATATTCTGATAAGGATTTCTGTAGTCCTAAATCGTTATCAACAGATTACTCACAGGATGTAAGAGATAAATATCAAGAATATTTTGAAAAAATATACAATCGTTTTGGATTTTCCGATTCTATAACTGCTTGGCAGATGATGAAAGATTTTCTCATAGATGGGTATATTGCAGTTGAGATCGTATGGGATGATAAAAAGAAGAATATAATATATTTTAATAGGATGAGACCAGAAACATTGGTTCCAGCATATGAACCAACCATTGGTAATCTTTGGATTCAATATCCAGAGGATCCACAACTTCGTAGAATATTTTTAGATTCACAATTGATATTCATTTCATATTCATCTCAGAATGATTATTCAGAAACCTCTTATGTTGAAGGACTCATAAAGCCATATAATCAAGTAAAGATATTAGAACAAACAAAGATAATGTTCAATATCATAAATGCAACACTTTATCAGAAATTCACTGTGCCTATTAAAGGTTTGTCAAGACAAAGAGCAGAAGAACAAATCGGTCAACTTATTCAAGACTATTCAGAAGAAGTGGAATGGGATGATAGCTTAGGTAGTCTAAGAATAAATGGACAAAAACATCTTCCTTATAATAAACAGTTCTGGTTTCCAGAAGGAGATGCTGGTACTCCAGGTATGGAATTGATGTCACCACAGGGACATAATCTTAATGAAGATGATATGTTGAAATGGTTTTTTGCAATATTAAAAAGAGCATCTAAGATACCTGCTCAAAGATTTAATGAAGATGGTGGAGGAAATGTTTTTACAGATGCTGCTGAAATAACAAGAGATGAGGCTAAATTCAATAACTTTATTCATAGATTAAGAGCCAATTTTAGGGAACTTATTGTTAAGCCACTTAGATTACAAATGCTTGTTGAGTTTCCAGAATTAAAGAATGATGAAAGGTTTTTAAATGAAGTTGATATTAATTTTATTTCTAATCAATTATTCGAAGAATGGAAAAAACTAGGCAATCTTATGAAGAAAGCAGAGATATTAAGTTCTCTTAATGCAATACAGAAAGCAGATGGACAACCTTATTTCCATATTGAATATCTTATTGATAATGTTTTAAGTTTAACACCTGAGGAAAAAGAAGAAAATAAAAAGTACTGGTTGAAAGATAGTGCTGGTGCTGGATCAGGTCCAGAAGGCGCACCAGGAGAAGAAGGTGGTGCAGAAGGAATGGGTGATATGGGAACAGAAGGTGGTGGTGAAACAGAGACTACAGAAGCACCTGAAACTCCTGCTCCAGAAGAAGGAGGAGAATCTGGTGGAGGAACTGAATTTGAATTTTAATTGATGGTATGAATTATGATAGGTGGAATAAAGATAAACACAAAGAATTTAGAAAGTTAAAAAGATCTGGATATACAGATGATATGTTGATTCAATATTTTGGAGAAGATATTTATTATTCTGGTATGTATAATAGAAAATCAACAATAATGCCTTGGTTAGAGTTTCTAACAGAGATATCAATTACACCAGAATATACTGAGTATGATATTTCAAAAACTCCATCTGTTATTTACAAAAATCAATTTGACTATGTAATTAGTTTTGAAAACAATAGTGTTTTTTATATTATCTCATTATTTTATTATATAATAGATGGAGTAGAAACATACAATGTTCTATTGACAACTGATAAACAATGGGAGGAATATAGAAAAAAGTTAAATGAAATTGGATATAAGGGGTATATAACCAATGATGAAAGAAGTGATTTGATTAATATTGTTGAAAAAGAAACAGGACTCAATCAATTATATCCTGTTATGAAGAAGACATCTTATATTTTGTTTGATCTTTTTAAACAACATTTAAAAGGTTCTATTATCTCATTAGGAGAAACAAAAAATTTGGTTAAGATAAATTTATATAGAAATATTATCAAAAACTTTTCAGACATTGAAGAAATTGAAGAAAAGTTTGATGATGTTGGCAATAGATACTTTCTTTATCGAATAAGTTAAGAAAGTATTTCGAACCTATCAGAATAAGAAAAACTATTTAAGAATGAATCTCCAAGAATCTTTCTTAGTAGATAAAGTTAAAATATTTTTCATTTTTTCATATATCTTTCCTTTATCATTCTCAAGGAACTCAACATTAACTTTTAAAGATTCTATTTTAAGTTCTGAATCCACAATAACTTCAATACTTTCAATTGTTGCTATTGCATCACCTAATAATATATCATTATCATCATTACAATCTATGTAGTATGGACTACCCATAGATGTTTTCATATCTTCTAAGGTTATTAATGATTTCTTACCTAAAAGAGAATTTAACTTGATCTCTCTTAAAAAATCTTTACCTGGTCGAAATTGTCTTATATACTTTTCAAATTCAATAAGATCATTGTTTGAATCATCAATTTGTAGATGGTATTGCATTTCTCTCGCTTATTCTTTTTCTTATTTTAGTGAATATCTCAGTGTTCTGTATAGGATATTCAACACCATAATTTTCTATTAAAGTTTCTTTTCTCTTTTTTTCAGAACACTTTCTACAATAATATTCTAACCATTTATTGTCATACTTTACATAGTTTTTAAATATAACATCTTTAACAACACCACATCCATCACATTTACAAGTTATCTTATAATGAGAACCCTTTGAAAGTAATTCAACTGGAATTGTTAAGTTTTCACCTATGTTTATATCATATCCAAAATCATCAAAATATTGAAAGTTTGATGAATTTATTTTAATTGTTATTTCTCTTGTTAGAATCATAAAAAACCGTAAGAATTTAAAGTATATATCTTGAATGGTCATGCCTGTTCTAAAATTTCTTATATTTGATATATGAGCGAAGTAGATATGTGGATAGAAGTAATGTCAAGATTAGGATTTCTATTTATAGAAGAAAAATGTGTTGGAGACATCAATGTTTTAGAATATGTATGGACTCCAACAAATCATACATACCAAATCTATTTTAATCTGAATACAGAAGAGGTCAATTCACTTTTCTGTGTCATCGGTGGTGTTACTAAAAAATCATTTTATAATCAGTATATAAATATATTCAGACAAGTAAAATTAGAATATCTTGATACATAGTGTCACGTTCTAAAAAAATATGATATTTTTTAATATATAGAAATATGAAATATGTTAAAAAGTTTGAAGAATTTACAGATAGTACTTTAAAAACTAATATCGATGCTTACAATAGATATTATAATAGATATACTAATAGATCAGGTAAAGTAGCTTGGGAAGCAAAAGATTCACAAGAAAATAATTTCAATTTAGTATCGGATCATATAAAATCTGGAGACTCTGTTTTAGATTATGGATGTGGTTTAGGTGATTTAATACCACACTTAGAAAAAAAGAAAATACAAATTTCCGACTATTTAGGTGTTGATATAAATCAGAAATACATAGAAGACGCAAAAAAACATTATTCGGATTTTAATTTTAAACTAATCACTGATATAGATCAACTTTCTGGTAAATGGGATAAGGTTTGTGCTGTTGGTGTATTTACTTGGTATATAGGAAAAGAAGAATTTATAAAATCAATAAGAAAACTCATCGATTTATCAGAAAAAGAAGTTCTATTGACACTTTTATATGATGATGATGTGGATTTCGAATCACCTAATTACTGGGAGTCTAATTATAGATATTATAATGAGGAACTTTTTGAAAATTTATTCCCCGATTTGATTGATAATTTTGAGTTTCATAATTCATATCGAACTATATTGGTTAGAATTAAAAAGAATTGATTAATATATAGAATATGAAATATCGATGTGGTTGGTCATTTGATGTAATTTAATTCCCATTTGATTTTCCCACAATCCCAAACTCTTGGTAAATCCAACTCGGATTCCGAAAGTCCTGTTATACTTCTTTTGAAATTCGATTTATGAACTCTTTTGAAGTCCACTAGATATTTATAATCTGGCTTAGTTTCATAAACCTTTTGAAATCCTAACTTTTCATAGAGTATTCCCCTGCTCCAATCTTTATCAGAATAACTTATTATTCTGGTAGGTAAATATTCTTTTGTAAAAAATGTTAAAATCTTAGAAGCTCCGCCAACAACACTGAATCCAGATTTATTACAGAATCTGTTAAGATTCCATTCACTTAATTTCATCTTTTTTCTTCCTTCAAATTTATCAAATGTCATTAAACTAACTAATTCAGAATCAAAGAATAATCCAATCTTAACTTTTGAATTCACATAACCTTGAATGTGATTTTTGTGCAAAAAATCTTTCACTAAAACAGAATCATTTATTTCTCTTACTTCACACTTTCTCGCCATAATAATTGAACTTTTTCCTAAAATATTCTGAATCTGACTTTTCAATATATCAGATTTTTCATCCCAATCATCTTCCCAGATGTGAAAAATACGAATTTCTTTTTCTTCAAAAAATTCACTTTTCTCAATATGAAAAGTCTTTTCTTTATAAACGTCTGAATGCCAGTAAACTCCATTGAACTCAAATCCTAATTTGAAATAGGGTAAATAAATATCAATTTCTTTTCTATCAATCCTAAAGTTCTGAATTATCTCACCAGGATAAATTGATTCAATAAAATTGAATAATTTAATTTCTTTTCCTGATTGATGAGTATCAACTGGATTACAAATAGTGCATATGGTGGTTTTATATTTTATTCTTTTTGAATAAACATCAATTCCAATTTCAAATTCATGATCTTTATTGTTATCACATCTGAAAAGAGATTCACCATCTTTTAAATATTTTAAATAATTTGGATCATTTGCAATTTTGAAGTTTGATTTTCTAAATTTCTCACTTTTTTTATTGTTTCCTTCTCCCCAGTTCTTTATATAAGTCTGAGTCTTTTTTTCTTTTGTTTCAGAAGACTGTGATATATTTTCAACACCCCACCTTTCTATGTTGGTTGTTTTCATTTTATTCAAAATTTCTTCATTTTGTAAATGATGTTCTTTTCCAAACTTTTCTATATTATTCTCTTTTATCTTTTTTTGAATTTCTTTGGATTGAGATATAAACTCAACTCCCCATTTTTCTAAGTTTGTTTTTTTAGATTTTTCTTTAACAGAATCTAATTGGAATACATTCTCAACTCCCCATTTTTCTAAATTATTCTTTTTTAATTTACATTTTCTACATAGATAATCTCCTCCAGTATATCCATATTTAAAGTAGTCTTTAAATACTAGATTTTTCTCTACACCACATTCATCACACTTCACAAGTATCTCTGACCTTGATGCGTGCGTCAAATTTTCTATTGAAACTTGAACAACATCTTTTACTCTAAGATCCTTTTCAAAGAACTTCTGATAATGATTGAAATTTGCTGAATTTATTGTTATTGATACTTGATCACTTATTATCATATTTTACCTTACTTTTTCTATTATATATCAAAATAACCATTTTCTCCTCCAGTATTTCCTATAAAAAATCCACCTTTATTTTTTTTGGTTTTTTACACTTCAATATATATCTGAAAATAAAGCAAAAATTATATGAAATCAGTACTAATTGTAGAAAATGCAACTAACTCGTTATCACTCAATGAGAATGCAAGTCCTAAAAGAGATGAATATCTTTTAAGCGGTGTGTTCACTGAGTTTGATATCGTTAATAGGAATGAAAGAATCTACACCGCAGAAAAATTCTTACCTGCTCTACAAGAGTTAAATGAGAGAATAACTTCACTTGGCGTAGTTTATGGTGAATTTGACCATCCCGATGTTTTTGACACTTCGCTTTCAAGGTCTTCACACATTTTGAAAAAGGCAGCTTTCGTTAGAGAGTCTAACAGAGTTGAAGGTGAGATAAGATTATTAAATACTTATTGGGGCAAAGAGGCTAAGGCACTTGTCAGTGATGGTTGTCCAATATTTGTATCATCAAGAGCAGCAGGTGTAACTGAGGCGAATGGTACAGTTAGTCTTAAAAAATTATTCACTTACGATATCGTAGCAGATCCTGGATTTTCATCTGCGAGAATGAACATAGTAACTCTTAACGAGTCACTTGGTTATAACAAAAAATCAAATTTCAGAATCTATGAGATGAAAGATGAATCAAAAATTAATGAATTATTCAACATGAACGCAAATGACTTTGTAACAAAAAAGCAGTTGACTGATTATTCTAATTATTTAGTTAATGAGTTGTCAACAACAAAGAAGTCGGTTAAAACGGCTTTGAACAAGGGAAATCTTAACCCTAAGAAAATGGAACAACTTTTAGAATACTATGATGAGTTGAACAAGACTAATTCACAGATTGTGAAGTATCTTGATTACTTAGCAGAAAAAGTACAGATTGTTGTTAATGAGAACAATAATTTAAGATCTACTCAAGATAAGTTGATCAAACACAATGATTACTTAGCTGAGAGTTTAGAGAAGTCTATAAACTATACTGAGTATATCGCAGAAAAACTTGATAAGAATATTGAGTATTCTGAGTATATCGCAGAGAACTTGGATAAGAATATTTCTTATGCTGAGTATATCGCAGAGAACTTGGATAAGAATATTTCTTATGGTGAGTATTTAGCTGAACATCTTGATAAGAACATTGCTTACTCTGAGTACTTAGCAGAAAATTTAGATAAGAATATTGAGTATTCTGAGTATATCGCAGAGAATTTAGATAAGAATATTTCTTATGCTGAATATGTTGCAGAGAACTTGGACAATTCAATTGCTTACTCTGAGTACTTAGCTGAACATGTTGAAGGTAACATTGCTTATGCTGAGTATATCGCAGAGAACTTGGATGATAACATTGCTTACTCTGAGTATATCGCAGAGAATCTTGATAAGTCTATATCATACTCTGGTTTGATAGTAGAAAAATTAAAAGGTAACAAAAGATTGTTTGAATCTTATGGATCTGAGGAAGATGAAATGCCATCTTTGGATGACATGGGATTTGAACAAGTTAAAGAAGAAGAAGAAGATGATATGATGATGATGGGTGATGAACATATGTATCCATCAGTTGATGAAACTCCAGAGATGGTAGGATCCTATGACGAAGAGGAAGAAGGTGAAGACGGAGAATGTCTTACTTGTGACTCCGAAGAAGAGGAAGAAACCTACGAATCAACTGGTGATTCTGATACAGAGTTATCTAAATCTATTGATAAATTGATCGAAGAGGCTAAAAAACGTAAAGTCGCTGAAACAACCGATCTACATTTCTTGAAGTTTCTTAACAAAACTCAGGTAGACAGTTTCTACAGCCTCACAAATGAGGACCAAGAAGCAGTAAAACTTTACATAAACGAAAAAAGTTTCTTTAGCACGAAAGAAGTGCTTAGTCTAATATCTGAAGCGTTAAGTTCAAAAGAAGAAACTCTTGAACAAAGAGTAATAAGAATGATGCCAGAAAACGTAAAACCAATCTGGAATCAATTGAACGAGAGTTCTAGAAAGTCAGTTCTATCACAGGCTAGACTTTACCCTGAAGATGTGTTGAAAACAGAATCACAAGTTGAACACTTCTGGTTGACTAGAAATCTTAAAAAGAATGAATCTGTGACTAAGAAATTAGTTTCACATGAAGCGTTAATTCAAGAAGATAAATTATCTGACAACGAGTTAACATCAATCATGGAAAGATTCAAAAACCTTTAATCTACAGGTTTAAGTAGAAATAAAAATTAAAATTAAAAATTATGTCACATATTAGAATAGACAAACAAAAAGCCGTTAAGAAGTGGACTCCAGTATTGGAGAACATGGGCGTTACGGGTGACAGAGTCGAATGGATGTCAGAATTGGCTGAATTCCACTCTATTAACGAAAACGCTTACGCTAACGCAACTACTGCAGGTATGGGTAGTGTTTTATCGCCACAACCAAGTTCTTTACCAGGTGCTTTAACTGGTGGTAACTTTGGAGGACTAAACGGCGGCGTTGCTGGATCAGGTGACCTCGGTCAAAACTTACTTCCAGTAGCTATGAAAATCGCGGGTCAAACTATCGGTCTTGATCTTGTAGCGGTTAAACCTACTCCAGGTCCAAAAATTGATCTTCTTTATATTGATTTCCAATATGACGATCTTACAAATGGTACTACTACTGGTCGTCCACAAGTATTCAAAATAACTGATTCTACTAGTTTTGCAACTGTTAAAGCAGATTTGAATGCAGCAGTTGTTTTGGCTGGTGGTAGATTAACACAAGGTGGTATCGACAATGCTAGAGTATTTGTTAATGGTATTAGTGGTAGTGCTGCTTTGGTAACATCAGGTGTTGAACCAACAATTAAGACAAATGTTCTTGAATTCTTAGGTTTTTCAAGAATTGATGGAGCTCCAATGTTCAAAGCTTACAGACAGGCAAATGCAACCGGTCAAGCTACTGGTTCAGGAGTTGGTGGATATCCTTTCTACTTTGACGCAACTTTGAACACATTTGGAGTTACAGGTTCTATGGTAGAAGATATAAACTACATAGGTACAGTTGGTGTTACTTCATCAGTAACTATCGAATTAGTATCAGCTCTTGAAGATCACCTTCCTGGATTCTCTGCAAACTGGACAGCTGCTGCTTCAAGTGGTGATTACCCAATGAGTCGTCAGGATGATGATGATAGATACTCAGGTGTTATCGGTCCAAAAATTTCTTCTAAATCAGTAGCAGTAGGTACTATTGAAGTATCAACATCTCTTAGAAGAACTGAAATTGAGGATATCAAAGCTAACACTGGTATGGATATCGTTCAAAAAATGGAATCTATCCTTGTTAATGAACTTTCTCAGACAATTTCTAAACAAATCGTTAAGAAAATCTTTGAATTAGGAGATACTAACAGAACAAATGCACCTGCTTATGGTGGATCAGCTTCATTCGCTGGTGTTCCTGGAACTGCAACTATCTTTGACTTAGATACTTCATATGTTAGCGCAAATGGTGGTATCGGTGGTGAAACTACTCACGCTGTTCAAAGAAAACTTGTAACTAAGTTGGCACACGCTTCTAACTACATTGCAACAGAAGGTCGTGTTGGCCCTGCTCAGTATGCAATCACAAACGGAGGTCTTGCTGCTTCACTTATGGATATTGCTGGTTACACTGTTAACCCGTTAAAATCTAAAATGAACTCACAAGGTCAATTATATCCTGTAGGAACAATCGGAGATATCCAAATCTACGTTGATCCATATCAGAGATATAACGATAACAGAATCGTTCTTGGTAGAAAGAACAACCCAGATCAACCTGGTTTGATTTTCGTTCCATACTTGATGGCTCAATCTATAAGCATCATATCTGAGGCAACTTTTGCTCCAAGGATGCTTTTGAGAAGCCGTTACGCTATTACTGACGTGGGTTTCTTCCCAGAGAAGCAATTCATGACAATGTATGTTGTGGATGCTGCACAATTCTTGAACTAATTCTTAATAGAATAGTTAAAAATAAAAACACCTCCCCTAAAAAGGAGGTGTTTTTTTATATATATGATAGATGTTTTCAAAAAAAGGCCTTAAATTAACTAACGATGAATTCATTAAACGACTAAACTCTTTTGGATTCACTAAAGTAGATGAATATGTTGATTCTATAACTTCTATTAGTTTTAAATGTTCTACCTGTGATAAATTATATAAAAGAAAGCCAAAAGAATTATCTCAAATAAAGTGCCCTTGTAAAGTTAAACACATTGAATATGAGAAGATTGTCAGTAAAAACTTCATAGTTTTGGAAAACTACAAAAACATCCGTCATAAAATTCTACATCAGTGTAAAATTTGTAATTTAATATTCAAAACATCACCAAAATCAATAATAAATTCTGTGAATGGATGTCCTTCTTGTTCTGGTAAGAAGTTTTCGATTGATGCTTACAAATCTAAGTTACCAAAAGACATATCATTAATATCTTCAGAATATATTGGTTCTA